ATCTGACAACTTCACAACCATCACGGCTGTAGCGTCTTGCCCGATTGCGCGACTTTCGCGAGCTTTACCCTGTTCATTTAGTTGCGTAATGCTGATCACAAGGCAACCTAATTCGATGCCAAGTAGCCGTAGACTTCGACTAACCTCGGCCACTTCACGCTCTCGGCTACTGTCCTTACCCAGGTCGCACCGCACAAGCTGAATGTAGTCCACAAACAGCACGCCTAGACCGTCCGAAGACTTCGCCATAGCCCGTGCAGTGGCGCAAATGTTGGCTATGTCGTACAGGTCGTCGCGCACCACCAGACGGCTGTTATTGAGCTTCTGGATGGCGCTGTGGACGCCTCTGATGTCGCGCTCATGCTTAGCTCCTTCAGCGAGCGCACGCAGGCTGACATTGCCTAGCCGAGCTACGAGACGGTCGATGATCTGGTTAGCTGGCATCTCCAGCGAGATGACGAGTATTCCTTTGTTCATTTAGTAATGTGGTAAAAGCTAATGCTGTGCAGGCAGGCACGACGCCGTTTCCGAGTAGGCGCATCCTGTCCACCCAATCGGAACCCCCATCATCCATTCGCAATAAGATGGGTTCAGTCGTCCCGTCTGACCAGTCCGTTCCTGGGCCACTGCGCACAGGTAACTTCTGTTGTTCATGTGCTGATGACTCTTGCTTCCAAGCGGCCCACAACCTTTGTACTCGCTCGCTCTGATCGTGGGCCAAAATAAACACTCGCTTGCGCTGGTGTGGCGCACCGCATTCAGACGCCGAGAATATGCCCCACGACACTTTGTAACCCATTTCTTCCAGATCGCTGATAACAGTGGAGAGTCCCAGCGTAATATGTCCTTCGACGTTTTCAAATAGGCAAACTCTTGGCTTGAGAATAGCGATGCCTTTAGCAATGTGTGGCCACAAGTGTCGTTCGTCTTCTGTTCCGAGTCGCTTTCCTGCTGCGCTGAAAGGCTGACAGGGATAACCTCCAGAGAGGATGTCCACTCGATCTCGAAAGCTTTCCCAAGGGAAGGTTTTAAGATCCGTCCAAACAGGTGCTGCGTCCATGAGTCCCGCTTCCATTTTTGCAACCAAGTTCGCAATGGCGAAAGCTTCGATCTCACAAAGAGCGACTGAGCGCAAAGTTGGGAGGACTCGTTTAAGTCCAAGTTCAATGCCCCCGTATCCTGCACAGAGGCCAACGTGTGTAATTGTTTCGGTAGTATCCACATTAGCGCGTTCCATTACCTGGCCTTGCAGACGTGTGCGAGTGCTGTCCCGTGTACGGCTCAAGCAGATACTTCACCTCGATCAGATCCGTCGATTGATTCTCCGGCAGAAGCATAAGCGCTTCCATCTTCGAGCCTAGCGCGTCTTTCGGGCCGACACAGACGATGTCCTGCGTCTTCTTGGGACGCGGTAGCGGCACGTTTTGCAGCACGTTGGTGCGGCGGATAAGTACCCAGTCGCTCATGCTTCCTCCCATCTTCTTGGCAACATCACACGCATTGTTGGCGGCCCGGGCCACACGTCTTGATCAAGGCACAGCTTGTACTGCGATAGCGTCACGTCGAGCTGTTGGTTGGCAATGTCGATAAGTTCCGTGGACGCCTTCACCCACTGCGACAGATGGGGCGCTTGCATATCAACAACTAGGAAGTAGAAGTCAATGTCCTCTTGGCCAGTGATCTGCTCAAGGCCGTAGGTGTACCAAGCGGCCTGCTTATCGTAGCCGAACCCAAAGAACTTGTGGTCGAATTTCGAGAAGTCGCTAGTCGTCTTTAGATCCACGATGGCTGGCCTGCCCTTGATCTCGGTTATCATGTCAGGGCGTCCCTTGCATTGCACGCCGTCACGCTCCCAGAACAGCGACGCTTCAATGATCTTGGCTGCTGTCACCATCTCAAGCAACGGCTCCACTGCCGCACAAGCGCCCTCTACACGCGCCCCTTCGTCTTCGTTAAGGATGACCTTGCCGATATTCTCTTGGCAAAAGTTCTCCCACGTCAGCTTGCCCTCTTTGGTGCGACGATCACACGCTGGAGCGATAGCGTACTCGCAGCGGCCCTCAAGAGCTAGACTGTGGACAAGCGTGCCAAGCTCCATCTCGCGGGAGGGCTTCCACTCCTGCCGCTCTTTCCACTTGTAGTACGCCGGGCAGACTGCAAATGAGTCAAGGCTGTGCTTCGATAGACCGTGCATGGCACGGTAAGTTGTCATTTCTAGGTTTTGTAGTAGTTCTGTTTTCATTTTGTTATGGGTTGATTTCAAGCGCACCGCAGCCGACGATCTTGCCAGCTCCGTCACGGATGAGTTTTGTTGGACTAGCCAAATCTGTTCGGTTGGGTAGTGCCGTGCGCACATAGCCAGGGACGATGTACAGGATGCCGTCCATCGGGTCAGGCAGGTTGCTCACTTTAGCGTCCTTGCAGCACATGATGGGTACACCATCGACGTCTGCGACTTTACTCAGGTGGCTATGCACTTTTACGCTATAGCCGCTGGGTTCAATCACGCCGTAACCAGTGATGGTAATGTCGTGAGGGGTTAGGTTTACGAGTTTATTCATTTATTAAGTTTGCAATGATGTTGAGTGCAAGCATCGTCTTGCCACTTTTCGTTTCGCCGCCGATGACTACGAAGTCTCCGTATCTGATCGGACAGATGTTGTCGATAGCAGAATATCCAGTCTTTATCCGCATGGACTCGTCGTCACCCGTCTCGTAGCGTGTCAGTGCGTTGAGCAAGAGCGCCTTAGTGTCCATCACCTTTGGCGGAGCAAGTTCACGGGACAGCCCCTCGACCTTCATCACAACGTCACTTAGCAACTCCGGCGTCTGAACGGTCGAGTCAGCAATAGCCATGAGCGTCTCGTAGGCAACATGCTGCAAGGTGCGCCGCTTGGCCGTGTTCTTGACAATATCTACGAGGTCACCGATGGCGCCGGCGATTGGCATGAGCGTGTACAGGTCGCTTAACTGGTGGAACTCGGTCGCCGGCAGCGTCTCGCGGCACTTTTCAAATATCACGCGGATCTCGGACGACGCATTGCGGGACTGCTGCTGCAGTATGATCTCGCACACCCGGTGACTGAGCGGGTCGAAGATGTCGCTTACCTTGAAGTTCTTCTCCGAGATATGGTGCAAAAACACCTCAGGATGGTTCAGCGCAATCGACGCTATACCGCGCTCGGCCTCTAGCGCAGTTGGCACCACCGTGTCAGGCGGTAGCTCCACCGGCCTGCGCCTACCAGCTTTCTTGTGTTCCATTTGTAGACATCAAACTATCGCGCTTGAGTAAGGTTTTGATCGGTGTACGCACCATCGATGATGCACGGGATAGCCAGCCGTTAAGGAAGCGCCCCATGCCGCGTGGCGTCTTGCGACGCTGGGGATCAGCTTCGAGCCAAGCGTGGGCTTTGAGCAACTCCTGCTCGACGGTCTTTTCGCCGTAGATGATGACTAGGTCTTTCATCAAGCCCGACGGCACCTGCCACTCCTTGCCGTCGATAGTTGTGTACGTCATGTTGTACATGTTCCGCGTTTCGCCATCGAGTGCAGCGTTGCTAGGAAATGTTGGCGCAGTGTTGTACTGCCACATGGCATCTGCCAAGTCCTGCGCAGGCTGTACCGGCGTTGACTCTGGCTGCGACTCTGGCTGTGGTTCGCTGGCGATCTTGCAGGGCTCTTCCAGCGGGACGATAAGCTCAACTTTGGTTCCTGACGTGTATGTTATATTGATGCTGATGTTCATAAAATGTGTGCGTTGTGCAGGCGCACCCCTGCTTGGTGCAGAATTATTCGAACTCTTCCTCGTTTGTCGTCTCTTGCTTTTGCCAAACCTTATGAAGCGTTGTTAAGGCAAACTCTAGTGCCTCTGCAAAAACCCGGCACTCTGCGTCTCCTCCAAAAACAATTTCAAGAGATTCCACGTGCTGTAGTTCTGGAGATGCGTCCGTTCTGACATTCATGTCTCCACTATCACACAGCAAACGCAAAACAGTTCTTCCGCCATGCCCGGAATCCCCTCCCTGTGGACAGTTTGTTCCAATTGAAACTGTTAATGTGGCAAAGTCTTCAAATGTCTTTGTATGTAATTTAATCTTCGGCATATTTTTATTTTAGTTGGTCTAGTCTCTCCCAGTGTCACGCCATTTCAACATCGGCGTTCATGGCATCTAGTATTCGCCGGACGACCCAGCGTTTCGCACTGCGAAAGTATCCATCCCATCCCTTAGTAGCCGAAAAAACAGTTCGCTGCTCATCGTCACTAGCCAGGGTGTGCGGTTTTTCTTGTGAGCCACAATCCAAGCCTTACCAGCACCATCGCGCTCGGCCTGTTCTGTGGCCTTAATTAGATTCAGGTTCTCGACAAACTTCACCTCTTGGTGGAGTCCGCGCAGCTCCTCACAGATCACATCCGGGCTGTCGCCGCCTCCTGCGAACTGTTGCCCACGACGGGCCGTAAAGCCCGCCGCACGCAACTCGTCGCGCCACATGCGCTCGCCACGGCAGCCTTTAGCCCTGCTGTTTATTGGCATCGCGTTTGGCCTGTAACCAAGCGTTAACCTCAGCCACATCAAACCGCAGGCAGCGTGCGCTGATCCGGTGATGAGGGATCTTCCCTTCGCGGCACCACTTCAAGATGGTCTGAAGCGTGACACCGCACAACGTCGATATGTCTTTAGCTTTTACCATTTGAGATCGTCCTCCTCAAGTTCAACGGGCTCGTCCTTCTTCACCGGCTTGGTCTGCGCTGAGGGGAATGCCTTCGCAAATCCCGCACGATCTGCGGAGATAAACAAGCTGGTAGCGATAGCCTGAAGCTGCTCGGGCGTCACCTGTGCCTGACCGCCAACCCACTCAGCAGCCTTGATGGCTTCTGCCATAAGCTGTGCAGCTTGGAACAGCGCACGCTTGGCGTCTGCTACCGTCAACGAGACTGGCGACGAGGCCTGCACTGGCTTGCGCGGGCCTGCTGCGGCTACGGCTGCACCTGCATCGTCGATGATCGCGCATTGATCGGTGATCTTAAGTTCATTCTCGCCGCTATGGGTCGAGTGCTTCACGCTGATGCCCTGCAAGCCCTTCTTGCCAGCCTGTGACTTGAGAGTCACCATCTGCCCCTTGAGGTCACCCATCTCGTCTGGCAGCCAAAACGATGCTCGGCACTCGCCGGTGCTGTCCTGAAGGACGCAGTTCTGTACCCGCCAAGGGCCAAACTTGCCCTCGCCAGTCTTTGGCGGGAACGTCGCTTTGATCGTCACCCGCATTTCCCCGATGACGCTGCCATCGGCCAGATTCGCTAAGTCGCTAATTTGTGCTACTTTCATTTTTGTTGTGTTTCATCGATGGACCATCCACCGAATGCCTAGCAAAGTATACGTTGGTCTACTACGCGCAACTACTTTTTTGCTTTTATTTTGTCGTCCTCGTCGTCGTCCTCGTCATCATCCTCATCCCCACACTCTTCTATCCAAGAATGTTCCAGCACTCTTTCCTTGTTCATAAGGTGAATGTGCATGTCCCGAGCGAATCGATTGCCCCAGCCGCTCTCGTAGCGGTTCGTGTTGTCGCTATCTTTCTCGTCCTGAGCTTGGACGAGGATCTCGCCACACTCAAAGTGCTCGGACAGAATGTCCTTTGCACGCTGGATGATGGCTTGGCGTTCTTGTTCTTCGGGGCTCATATCTTGTAGTGTACTGTAAGCACGATTCTTCCGTCAGTCGTTTTGTGGTAAAACTTCTGTCGTACAGCTTTCTTTTGAGCAAGGATGTTCCGTGTAGCGGTTCTGCCAATTCCAAGCCGTTGAGCAATTTGTGAGAGTGTATACCACCCCGGAGGTGCGGGCTTTAGTTCTAGATTCTCCGCAAGTTGCGAGAGCCAGTCCCCTTCTACAGGGGCAGCTTGAAGCTTCCGTCCTTTAGTTCTTTTGTCAGCCATACAATTGTTTCGTTGTCAGTATATTCGCCCCACGCCCAGCCTCTGCTCCAAGCGGTGGTTGCAATTCTATTTTCCGCGTAGCCAGCCATTTCGGGATCTCCGAGCCACCCAACAGAGTAGCCAGTCACCCCTTTAATGCGCCGACCTTCAGCGATTTGTACGCGATGGATGTGCCCCATGACAAGCTTGGCGAATCGTCCATGACACATACGCTCTGCGCTGTCCCTGAGCGCCTGCTCACTGTGCAGATATCCGTGCTGGAAGAGAGCGTCACCTAGGCCAACAAAGCCGGTCTTGAGCTTGTAGTCGTAGACCTTGCACCTGATGGCCTTGGCCCGGTCATGAATCTGGTGATACACACGAGTCGCTAGAGCCGAGATGATGGCTTTAGGGTGGCTCATCAGCGTGACAAGCCGGGCTTCATGGTTGCCAAGGAGGTAGTGCTGTGGTCTCAGCGCCGAGATAAATGCTAGGCCATCGTTTAGGTCAACCTCTGGGTCAACCGTAGCGTCGTGACTATCAGCAGTGATAGCACCACTACGCAGACACGTCATATCGATGGCATCACCAAGATGCAGTACCGTGTCCGGCTTCCATCGGTCACGAAAGCGTAAGACTTCCTTGAGTACAGCTTGGTCCGCCATGAACCCATGGCTGCAACTAACTGCAAGGAAGCGTTTCCACTTCCGTGTGATGTTTGCCATAGGCTATTTGCGCTTGGCGGCAGCGGCTTTCTTCGCGGCCTCACGTTGGACGCTGTACGCGATAGCGACGGCCTGCTTCTGTGGCTTACCAGCGCCGATCTCGCGCTTAAGGTTCTCGGTGAAAGCTTTATCTGATGCGGATTTTTTTAGTGGCATAGTGTTATTTAGATCCAAATGCTTTTCGGACTGCTGCTCGTTTAGCTTCTATTCCAGAAGCATATACGCCTTCAAGTTGCTTTCTGTCGTTGTAAAGCCTAAAGTTGTTTTTGCCAGTCTCCACAATCCTGTAGCCAGTGAAGTTGTCAGTTGTGACATTTCCACTCGGCAACTGCTGCTCATCGGAATTGATCTCGTTGAACGGTAGGCTCGCGCCAGATTGCGGGTACACGCGCAGCCAGGACTTGATGCGAGGCAACGACTGTTGGTTCAAGGGACGCAATAGCTCGATGGCAGCTTGCGGGTCGATCATAGCGTTTACGAGCATACCCTGTGCCTTCTTTGCGACATCACCGCGCCACATGCCGCGAAACAAATCCGTCATGCCAGACATTGGCCCGGTCAACTTCTTGATATCAGCGGGAACAACCGCTCCAGCAAGCCTGCCAAGTACACCAAGTGTGTTTTCGGCCAAGCTAATATCGAGGTCACCTGCGAGCATTTGGTTGAGACTTGTGACTGATTGGCCACCGGCAGCACGTTTACGGCGAGCATACAGCTCAATCTGCCTGCGAGCTTTGTCTAAGGCTTGAAGCTCTTGTGAGCCTTGTCCAAACAATACCTCAACTGCTGACCTTTGCGCCCCTTCGCCTAGGTACTTGTTAAGCTTATCAAACGAAAGCGAAAGGTCCGCTTTAGAGATCGGCTTGATGACATTCTCTGTTGACGCCACTTCACCAGTCCTACGGAGCACTGTGTTGAGGTAGTTCTTTAGGGCGTTCTTAAGCCCTTCGATTGCATCTCCGCTTGGATCTTGCGCTGCTCTAGCAACTAGCTCTTCCATGTAAACCACAGCGTTGTCGCTGTTAAGCACCTTGCCTATCGCTGACTCTGGAGCTGCGCCAATGTACTGAGCAGCCTGACTAGCCTGCACGGCCTTCTTCTCGTCTTGGAATCTTACTTGAGCAGCCTCTTGCGTTTCGCTTTTAATTTTATTTGCCCGAGCAGTTGCTTGATCAATGTATTCTTTTGTGATTGCTGCAACTTCTTGGGATTTTTGTTTTGCTGCCTTAATTGCAGTGTCTGTTACATCTACGCTTTTTTCAGCTCTAGCTAACGCCGCTAGTTCTGGAGCAATCTTTGAATCGTAAACCTCTGGAAAAACATCTAACAGCATCCGTCCCGTTTTGCTGTTTGTCCAATTTTGAATTGCTTGTCTACTAGGATTTGCCCGTACAGAATCAAGCATCTGTCCGTAGATCCAGTCTCCAACTGCCTTGACTACTTCTGGTCGTTTTTCAGCATTTGCTGCCAATCTAAGTTGCCGAAGACCTTCATCTGCAGTGGCATAAGCTTCAATTGTTTGAGATGGATACACACCACCTTTAAGCACTCGTCCTGAAACATCGTTTAGGTACTTGTCTGCATGAATTTTATAGTTTGCGATTGCAGACTTTAAATCAACGGACAAATTCCCAAGTTCATTAAGGTCTAGTTCAATGCCCTGTTTAACATCGTTAAGCAGCCTTGCTGTATTACTGTTTCCTCCCGGCCCGCTTTGTTCGGAAATGGCCCCAGAAAAAGATTGCAGTACATTAATTAACTCAGAAGCTGGCTTTTCCTGTCCCTTGTATGTAGTAAAAAAGTCCTTAATTTTCGGTGGCAGTGAATCCATTTCTGGAATTTCACCTTTGACTTTCGCAGCCGCTTCACGTCCTTTTTCAAATGTTGTAATTAACCCACCTGTTTCAAGTTGTTGGTATAAAGACTTCGCATACTCTTTTGACTTTTGAAATTCTGAGTTGAGAGCATTACGAACAACCTTATTAACTTCTGTCTGCGCTCCTCTGCGAGATGAAATGTCCGCTTCAGCAGCGTTTAGTGCATTAGCTATAAATGCGTTTGCTGATTCTGCTGTTTTAACTCCAGCCTCAACTAAATCCATTTCATTTTTTACAACCTCTTCAGCCTTCCGCATGATGTTGCCTGAAGCATTGTCACCTTGTTTTATCAGCCCGTCGTGTGCTTCCTGCGCTTTAGCAAGCAACTCTTGATTTTGTGCTTTAAAAATCTCCTGTGTCCTTGCTGGAGAAACAGCAGATGGCTCAAGCGTAACGTCAACCTTCTTGGCTAAAGCTTCTGCGCTAGCTTGATCGATGTTTCTAAGTGTAGCCTCGCGGTTGCGTAGAGCCTGCTGAAGGCCAAGGAATCCTTCGTCACCCACAACGTCACCACTTAGCGGCCGCACCCCTTCGCCAGTAACTTCGCCGGCTCTTGCAAGCTTGGCGACAGCAGCGTCCTTGTCGCTGACAAACCTGTCCATGACATTGCCAGCAGCCTGGCGAGCAGCAATCTCCTGCCTAGCCTTTGGATCAAACAACCTTTGACCAAACTTGGTTGGCTCAAGCACAGCGCCGGTGAGCGTATCGAAGGCCAGTCGATCAAGGTCAGGCAACTCGCCTCGCACTGCACTGCCGGCAATGGACACACCTGCGCCTACACCTGCACCTATACCTGCGCTTTTGGCTAGTGCTTTACCGACTTGGATGTCACCGGCCAGTGCTGCGCCTATCTTTGATACAGGAACCTTGGCCACCATAAACTGAGGCACAACTTCACCTGCAAGTCTTGAGTAGCGAGTTCCTGCCGATGCAGTGTCAAAGTTAGCTTGAGCACGCTCCTCGGCTGACATTGGCAGTATACTTTCCTGCAAAGCTGAGCCAGCAGCAGATCCTGCCATGCCACCCGCAAACGTGCCCGCCAACGGAATAGGAGCCATTGAGCCAATTGCGCCGCCGCCAATTGCGCCTAACGTTGGGATGATCGCCCGTGTTGCGCCTCGGTATGCAGCGCCAAGCGCGCTAGGCTGCATCTCCTGCTTGTAGGCGTTCCATGCCTGAGCAAACTCAGGGTCTGTGTCTTCAGATGGCGTGAAGGTAGGCGAAAGCAAACCTTCAGAAACAGCAGTGTCAAATATCTCTTTTGGCGTCTCTCCAAAGCCAGCGAGGTTAGTTGCGCCAGTTGCCTTGGCAAACCCAGCCTGAAAGCCAGACTTAGGCATAGCAGCTTCCCGCTCGGCCTCAAAGTCACCAAGCAGCGAGATTAACTGTGCGTCACTTAACTGCGAAATGTCAGCCATATTACTTAGTCTTAAGAAGTCCCCTGCGTTCAGCTTCTCTGATCAAATCTTCCCTGCTAGATCCAACCGGGTTCTTTCTGCTGATCACCTGCATCTGCATTGCAGGATTGTATGCCTTTAATTTGTCAGCGTTAAATCCAAGTTGATTTGCAATTTCAGGATTAGTGCTTTGAGCAAAGTTATTATAATCAGCAATGTTTCTTCTGATCATTACATCATGCATATCCTGAACTTGCTTTTTGTAAAGATTAACGCCGTTCTTTACAGCATTTATGCCTTGAAAGGTATCTTTACCCATCTCAAATAGGTTTGAAAGATTTACAAATGATGACTCAAGACTTGGCATAACACGCCGAGCTTCACCTTCTGACAATGCATCCGGCGTATCACTCATCATCTGGTTATAGGTTTTACCTTGAGACAAAAGTTCTTTAGAGAAGTTAGCCAAATATGTGCGCTGTTTTTCTGGGTCTTTAGGCAAATTTGCAAATGTAGAGTCAATCAAATCAACAATTGACCTAGCGTCAGATGTTGTTTTAGACCTAAGCATTGCTCTTTGAGACAAGTCCTTAGACCGCTCAACCAATATCGGGTTTTGTTTAAAGAACGATTCTGGAGTTGGCGTCTCTTTTGGAATGAAGTCAATCTCACTTTCTAGCGATTTACGCAGGTCATCGCGCATATCCTTTGGCGCAGACAGCACAATCGAGTTAATCTGAGATGTGAGCATCCTTCTGGCGTCTTGCGCCTTTGCTGCCTTCCCAGCAAACTCGTCGAACGGGAACGACACGGGTGCAGCCTGCTGCTGTGGCTGCGCAGGCGTAGGCTCCATGCTCAACACGGACACAGTGCCAGGGCCACCGGCAGGCTGTTCTTGCGGTGGAGTCTGCTGAAGGAACTGCGTGTCAGACGCCATCTGTCGCGCCTGTTTGGATGGCTTTTCTGGAAAAAGCTCTAGAAAGTAATCAGATAGTGATGCCATACGTTGTTGGACTACTGTGAAAACATGCCCCTGAATGACCCTAGACTTGATCTAAATTCATCGATCTTGGCATTTACGCCTTTGTATCTCTCTTGCTCAGCTAAACGTTGTTTCCTCTGCTCCTCAAGCTGCGCATACTGTGGGCCAACGCCAACCATCGCACGATTCATTGCTCCACCCTGCTCCGCCTCAATCTGCTGCATCTTGTAGTACTGCCCGATAGCCGGAGGCACGATCATGTTATAGACCATATTCTTCTCCGACGGCTTCATGTCAGCAGTCTGCGCAATAAATTGAGAAGCTTGATCCTTGGCGGTAATTACGCCTTCTGGGCCTTGCTTATCTTGAAATAACATGTTCTGAACCAAGGAATTCTTAAGCAAGTTCTCGTAAGACTTATTCTGCGACTCAAGTTGCTTGGCCTCTTTCATGTACCCAGCCACCGCTGACGCCGCACTTGTAATCCCCTGTGCAATGCCCTGGCCCATTGCCATCATGCCCTGCCCTTCGATTCTGCCTGCGTTAGCATAAGCATCTGCGATTCCCTGCCCCATCATGCTCATCGCCTGAGGAGCTGGCGTATTATAAAGTTCACGAGGTCTTGCCATAAGAATTACCGTTTAATCTTTGAGTCCATCCACAGCTTGATAAACCACTTTACGCGAGGCTTATCTTTAATGAAATCAGCAAATTGCTGGCCGTACTTGATGTAGGCATTCCTTAACCATGCAGGTGCTTCGTTCACCATCCATTCGCGGAAGGTTAGCCAGTCTGGATTGGTGCGTCCATAAACCTCACGGGCCACCCAGCACAAGATTGCAGCACCGCCAAGCAACCCGCCCGCTGTTAACGCTCCACCTCCAAGCGCGCCAAACATTCCGCTTCTGCCAGCACTCTTAGCTGCGTTAGCCTGAGCTATGCCAGCGGCGTACTGCATCTGCGCATTGTACGCACCGTAAATGCTTCCCATGCCAGTCTGCGACTCTGGGTTGAAGTACTGTGGTCCAGCCTGCTGCTGACCCATCATTGCATTCTGTGCAGCCTGACCGCTAAACGAACCGGCGTACATCGGCTGTTGGTAGAACGAGGTCAGCGCAGGAGCGGCCTGTTGCTGGAAGTAGCCACCCAATCCTGTGCCAAGGGCCACAAGCTGCTGTTCCCGGGCCTGACGAGCGTTGTAGCGGTTGAGCACCTCAGCAAGGTTAGACTGTGCGCCAAGTGCCGTTCCGCGAGTTGCGTAGCCTGCGCGTGTCTGCTGCTCAATAGCGCGTTGTTCTTGGGGCGAGATGTTGGTCCCGTCAGCCTGTAAAGCGCCGAGTTTCTGTTGCGTATACTGCTGTAAAGCGCGGTTGATACCACCAACACCTTGAGCTTCTTGAAAAGCTTGAATGTATTCGGGTGCACGCTGCTGCAAGCCGCGCAACTGCGCTGCCTGCTGGCTCTTCATGTAATCCTCTTCTAGCTGCGAGTACGCAGGCTGAAGCTGTTGATACATGCCAATCTGACTCTGGGCAGCTTGCCTAGCAATCTGATCCTGTAAGGCCTGATATTTAGGCTGATAGATCTCCTCACTGGCATACACCTGTGGAGCAAGATCAATCTGCGCTTGCAAAATAGACCGCATCGACTCCTGATAATTCGGAGCTGCTGGCTGCTGTACAACTTGGGTTTTACTTCCTCCGCCCATATAAAAGTCTTTCTAGTTTCCTTGGGGTTATTGGAACGGCATGATCATGTCTCCATGCCCACACTTGCGTGATTGGTGATTTGCGTTCAAAGAACTGGTTAAACATTTGAGCAACCGCTTCAGGCTCACTTGCCCATGCCATGTGGATCGTCCACAGGCCATCTTGCCTGCGCCACTTCCAATTAAAGTCGCTAACGCCCGGATGTGTAGTCGAGATGCCTGTGATGATGCCGTCGCGGCGAGCCACATAAATACTGTCGTGGACACCATAAAAGCTGAGATATCCGTCAACGTCATCTCGGGAGACTTGTCCAAGAAGTTGAAGATGGTTTCGGCATTGCTCATATAGTGTATCGACAAGTTGTTCCCATTCAGCAACGGTCATGCTTTAATAAGGAATAAAAGCGCAATGTTGCGCGGACGAGTTTCAGTGTTTCCAGTGAGGCTAGTACTTGCAACGGTGCCGCCAGTGGCTAAAATTGGATTGCCACCCGTATACCCCTGCTCCTGTAAGCCTCCGTAAGGGTGCGAGTGCGGCTGGATGTCTTGGGCTTGAAAAGACAAGATTCCCCGCCCCGGATCAACGTATCTGCCTTGGTCTAACCCGCGCACAAACTCGCCTCGTAAATCGGGCAAATTTGATGGGTAGTAGACCTGAAGAGCTGGGTAAGGAGCCGTTGATTGCCCATTACAAATTAACCACCCATCTGGGAAATTCATACTGCCCCACATTATAATTGTGCCCGTTGGAACACCCACAATCGACGCAACCTTAGAATCAACGTATCCCTTACTAGCTGCTGTAGCTGAAGTTGCTGGTGTGCTGTTATTCAGAATAAGCGGCCCAGTCATTGTTCCGCCTGTAAGCTGCACAAACAAACTAGAAAACAACGTTCTTATACTTTGCAGTGTATATTTAAAAAGCGATCCATTACGTTCAGCGATGACAAAATCGCCCACTTGTGGAGTGGATAAGTTTTGAGCTGAAATGGCACCAGACAACAAAATAGCGTCATCAACGTGGTTGTTGAGGTTATTGGCAGTAACCTGCGAGTTCGTTGCTGGAAAATCCGCGTAAGTTGTTCCTTTTTGGATTTGTTGGGCTGGCATAAGGTTATTCTTGCGAGATCATTGGTCTATTAGCTGCTATAGCATAAACAGCCGCACTTTTCAAGGATGGTCTTCCAACAACGAAATTTACAGTGCAAGCAATCGACGTTCCTCGGGCTGCAATGCGGGGGCGAAGCGTGCCATCTGAATTGCCGCTAAAGCTGTACTCCAGCACCGTCTCGGTGGCATCCGGGTCGTAAGTGGTCGTATCAATCCGCACAAAATCGTTCTGTACGTTGTTGAAAGTAAACTCCCCTCGGCTAAACCGTTTTTCAGAAGTTCCACCAAACGCATACTCCCTAGTCTTTATCGATGCTGGAATGTGAATGAAGTTTTGAGTAGTAGCAATTGTGGATTCAGTCTTAACTGGCTCGCCATTTGGCTGAAGAGATGCTGGAAACAAGTTAAATGGGAGTACTGGAGTTACGACAGATGTATTAAACTCATCACCTTCGATTTGCTCCTCGCTCAAAAATACTCCACCATACTGGTCTCCTCCAGCAAAGTTAGTGATAATCATTAACCTTCGTTGATTGATATACGCAGACAAGATAAAGTTATCTTGGAACAACCCAGTCGGATAATAGTCAATTGACTCCCACGCTTGGTTAAGCGTGTTGTAGACTAGGATCTTATCGTTCCTCGTCGCCGTGCCAGTAGGCATGGCAATGTAGAAGCGGTTGTTAAAGTAGGTCGCAACCGAGTTTTGAACGGCGTTGTAGTTTACGGTGTCAAAGAAGTCTGCAATTGGCTCACTGAGCGGCAGCGTGTTGCCTAGCAGCTTCAGGTCAAGCTGAGGTGTCAGCATGTGTACACCGTTGGCAGACAAGAAAAAGACAAACTGACCAGCAGCCACAATTGAACGTCTAGCCAGACAGCCAATCTCAGTTGTTACCACAGTTGTGCTGCTCTGCGCTCCGGGCGGAGAGCCAATGTCAAAGTTGTTGGTATCAACGTAGACAACGTAAACACTCTTAGTCATGAAGACCAAGAACTGGTCCTGCACCCACGGCAACACCCCCACAATCGAGTCGTTCCCGCCAGT